AGAGTATGAAAATTGACCCACCTACAAGGATTTCCCCATTCCTTTGTAGGTTTCCACAGTCTTTGTCGGGACCCCACAAAACACCCCTCCTGCTTCTTGACAGGAGGGGTGTGGTGTGGTACGGGGTGCTAGGGTTAGCGCTCATAGTTGGTAGATGCGACCTGTAAGCACGTTTCCGAAAACTGTTCGGCGGCGGTAGTACATTCCAACCCTACCGCCGGTGTAATTTCCATCTTGAATGATACGGATTTGGTATGCGCTGTTGTCGCGAATGGTGTTGGTTACTGCGCGTTTGTTCATGTTCTGAGTGTAGCACAGAAATGCCCCGCCCGGTGTGTTTCTGGGTGGGATTTTATATGGCATTATTTTGAACCTCCATTGGTGTTTCGGCTGACGCCGGTAGTAAAGCTGGGAATGGTAGTGGTGAGCATAGGGACCCATCTGACACAATTTTGACTGCAGAAATCACAGTATCCGTTTGTGAGTATGTATTGGCCGTCACAACACTTGCACATTATATCCATTCCTTTACTACGTATTCGTCTGATTGGTAGGTAGTGTTGTATTCGTCGGCACGGGCTTTTGCGCTAATCAAGGATACGGCAGCGTCAAGAATGTTACCGGTGTGGCGTGAGTAGATTACCCAAATACTTCGGCCGTTAACTAGTTTCAGTTCCATTAGCTTGCGCCGATCGCGTTGGTAATGAGTCCGAGGGTGATCAGCGCCGTGCAGACGATGATGTATGGGGCGAAGAATCTGAGTGCGCCTTTCATTCGCCTCTCCTGTTCCAAATGAAACAGATGAGTGCAGCTGCGATGATGAGCACTAGTCCGATTGCGGCGGCTGTGGAGATTGCCTCAGCCATAGATACCACCGACTAGGTTGGCTAGCAGGACTGTCGATGAGACGAGAGCAGTCGTGCCTGCGGTGAAGAGTAGTGCGATCATGCCCTCTTCGGTGTTGTAGATGGACGCGAATTCCTTGATGTAGCGCATTATTTCATTCCTTCGATGACGGCGGCGGCATCTGCGATGGCGCGTGCTTTGATGATGTGGAGTTTGACGATTTCAAAATCTGCTTCAGTCTGTGCCGCTTCGAGCATGAGACGACCATCAGTGTAGCTAGTTGAAACCATTTCGTAAAGCGTGATGAGGATTTGGGTTTTCGTTGCTTCATCCATATGTAGAGTGTAGCAGGAAAATCCCCGCGCACAAGTGTGTGCGGGGATTTTCTTTACACTGTGACGAACGATCCGACGGGGGCAACCCAAACATCGTGTCCGCGCTGCATCCATTTCTGTGAAGCGTGATGAGCCTTTTCGATATTGCGGGTTTGGAGTTTCAGTTTTCCGTCGACGTAGACGCCGATTTTCTTTTCACTCACTTTGATCCGGTGCGGACGTTGGAGCAATCGTTTTTGATTGCCTGAGCGTGCGACTCGGTAACTCCAGTGATGGTCGTTGCAACGCCGTATAGCGCTGCAATGCCCGTGTTGTATGACCCGTCACTTGACTGGAATTCGCCAAAGAATCCTGAAATGGGGTTGAATACGGCGTTGCGCTGTTCGCCGGTACTTGAATCGGTCCAGTAAATGTAGTTCATTTCGTCCTCTTCCTGTTGTTCGGTTTCGGTGTCGTTGTGACCTTCGGTTTCGAAGTAATCCCATGGGTTGTAACGGTTCGTCTCGCCCCATGCATCGGTTCGCCATGCTCCGAGCCGGTGCCAGTGCACGTGCGGCTGTCCGGGTGATCCGGTATCGCCGGAGTAGCCGACAAGCTGCCCTTTCGCCTTATGCCCGGATTCAACGAACGATGAGAGGTGCATCATCTGATCGATTGCACCGGACATGTAGTTGAGTTGGATGGTATTCCCGCCCGAACCGTTGTCCGGGTAGTTGATGAGAATGCAGGCATCGGGCGCGTAGATTGGCGTTCCGAGAGGAGCGACACAATCCACTCCGCCGAATGATCTGCGTTTCCGATGGTGTTGGAATGACACAGCGGGGTCTCGGTTGTCGTCGTCGATGACGATGAAGTTGTTGACGTTTTCATATGTCATATTGCGATCCCGTCTAGCAGGTTGAATAGCGGTTCTGGGATGGGTGCGGTTTTATCGATGAGTGTGATTTTATGCTCTTTCACCCCTGGAACGTATCGCAGGATTTCGTGTCCTTCAAGGTTTGAGAGGACTCGCACGTTTCCGTCATATTCGCGTTTGGCTACTCGGGCGGTTCTGGTATGAGTGATGCCGCCCTCTTTCCATTGTACGCGAATGAGGTCACCAATTTCGATGTTGGAGGCGACGATGTAGCGTGGGAGTCGGTCGTTAGGCGACATGCTTACCGGCTACTAGGTCGCGGTTCTCGTTCTCGATTCGTGCAATTTCTTCTTGCTGTTCGATGGTGAGGTTGTTTTCCTTGACCAGATCGAGCAGGAAGGAAGTGTTACCGTTCGTGGATTTGGCAATCTTCGCGGTCTGAGTCTGCACCTTATCGATGCTATAGAACGTGACACCGGCAGTAATTGCAATGGGAAGAGTGGTCGTGAACAGGCCGATAAGCGCGCCAGCATCCTTATCAAACACGGTTAGGATAATGACACCGATAAGACCAACAATGACGATGGAAATTACTCCGATGTAAGCAGGGGTTTTACTCATGATTTCCTTATCTTTTGAAAATCTCTACGAACGTGTTGCGCGTAGAGGGCTTATCGAACAGTGTACGCGCGGTACGGAACGCGGCACGCAACTGTTGCATTGGCGGATCGTTGAACGTTAGAAACACTTTGTCAGTGCTCATCTTATCCGGAACGATGGTGAACACTCGAACGTCTTTCGGTAGTTTAGCCTGAATAAAGTATTGTGCGGTGAAGCTGTCATACCAGACACTGAACTTCCCGTTTTTCGTTTCCAGCACGTATTGGCATCGGGCACGAGAGTCTTTCAATCCGATCAATGAATCGTTATTGTCTGAAAACTCATTGCTAACGGCGTAGTCTGCGTATTCGGTTCCGGCAATGAACCGACCGAACGCGGTTTCAAATACGGATGATTGGAAGTTAGCGGCATCCGGGAAGTGTGCGACAAGATACCCGTTTGCCTTTTTCACAAATTCGCTGTTTGGGTTTTCGTCAGGCCGAATTTCGTATTCGAGGAAGTAGGGGTTTTGAATGCTCACACTGTTCGCGAGGAAAAACGCCTTTGTCTTATCCTGATACCGATCCACCGTGAGATAGAAGTTATTAAAAACCGTAACCTCATTCGGAAGATAATGGTATGTGCCCTTTTCGATGATGAACTCATCGAAAATAATGGTTGTTACGTTATGGTATGAGACACCTTTTTTCGACTGAGCGGTCGAGAGTGCAACAAAATAGCCAATCGTTTTCCATTCGCGTTTCTTCTCATCGCGTGTACTCGCGGGAGCAGCTACCGCAGTGTAGCCGTGGATTGCGAAGTCCCAGTCTGGGAATAGGTGCCCGATGTCGGCGAAGAATGTTTCTTTGGATGCCACAATCTCTGTTTTGTAACGGCGAAGATAGATGAACTGCTCACCGGTTTTCAACGCCTTTGCGATCGCGCGTTTCTTTGCACCGAACGTCTTTCCAAGACCGCGCCCGCCGACAAGGAAAAAGTAGTATGCGAGCGTAGCATAAGACATCAGCTTATCGAAGTTATAGTATGGGTGAGCTTTCCGCGCGAGAGGCATGATTCAAACCTTATCAGATGAAATGCCAGAAACAAGTCCGGTTTGCGTTCGTCGCAACATTGCCTGTATCGATCAGCCCATGAACATGCAAATGGGCAGGGTACTCGCCGTATCCGTCGCCAGAAGTGCCGATGTAGTCACCTTGGTTGACGTGCCCGTCTGGCGCGGCAACTGAGTTGTGTTGAAACCAGACTGCAACCATTGGCCCCGGCTGATCGTATGCGAATGCTGGTTGCGTGCGAACGGCAGGAACGTCTAGCACGAGTTTAGCAACCATGCCAACTCCTGCAACATCGAATGTTGTGAGCGTGCCAGCGCCGGGTGCGTAGAACGGCTCAAAAATATAATTGAGGTCCGAACCGCCTCGGTTGTCTGCATTGTCAAGGTGCCATTGCCAATCCGCCTCTAGCGAACCTTCCGCAAACACATGACCGGGGAGAATGTTGTCAATGAGTCCGCCAACGGGCGGCGTGCCACCGCCGCTACCGTTCACAATCCATAGCCCCCCGGAAGTGGGGTAGGCAAGTAGTTTCGTTCCGTCATCGAATAGCACTGCCATTTGGTTTCCGAATGGCTGTAGATGTGTCACGTTTGCCAATTGCCTACCCCGTTCCGGTTATTTGGCTACTTCAATCCGACGATGCATGACCATTTCATAACATCAAGTCGCTTCACAGCTGGACTTACGCCTCGGCATGTGATATGGATTCGTGAATCGGTGGGAATCACCATATTTGGGAATACTCCAGCATTAGCAATCCGGTCATCAACTGTTGCGGAGATAACTTTCTTATCTGGCAGGATGAGTAGACCAATGTTTTTGTATTGCGCGCGCCCGTTTGGCACAACAAATGAGGGCACAGGAATTTCGGTGTCTCCTGCGGTGGAGTTGAGTGCATTCGTATTGTTATACCACCGCAAGCCTCCGGTGCCAACGCTTTCGATTGAGAATCGAGAGTTTTCGGCTACCGATTGGGCATCATGTCCGATGGTTCGCAAGGTTGCCTTTGTCCACACGAAACTGTATTTGTTGAAATCGAATTGTGCGGAGCTAGTGGAAAGTGCAGTGTCAACACCGGCAGCGGTTTGCACGCTAACATAACCGATTCCGTCGCTGATCATAAACGCGCCACCCGTGAGTTCAGCGGGCATTGCTGTCATGTTTGTGAAATCAAAATCGAATAGCGTTCCCAGCCCTGCGTCCGGGAGGATGATGCCACCATCAGCCTTTCGCGTGAATGAAAATGGGGTAGTCATTATGCACCAGCCTTAGTTGTCGCGACGAATACGCGCCCGTTCGTATTGTAATACAAGTATAGTTCACTGTCCGAGTCTTGAAATACGCTCATCGCCCGATAGTCGGTAAGTTCGAGTCCAGCTGTGGGGTAGAGAAGGAGTGTCGGCTTTTCGAGGATGGTGGTAAGGTCGTCACTGATTGGGGCAATGAACAGTCGGCCGTCCTTCGGAGTGGAACCGCTTACAAAATTTGAAAGCATCCCAATCCAATACAGACCTTTATTCCAGCGAACTGCAAGCCCGTGGTTCCATTCAACCCGTCGCACTCCATCGCCTACAGTATCCATTTGCCAGCTAAGCATATTAGTATCCATTTGAAACACTCGACCGCCGTTTGCAGTATACGAAATACCGAACTGGGGGAAATTACCATGGCTGGCAAGCGAATGCCCGACAATGTTTCCGTCGAACGCCTGAACATTCAAATACCCGGTGTGACCCATACCAGAGAAACTTGGCGGAACATCCAGAGCAACCCCTATAATGGTCCAGTTAATACCATCATTCGAATAAGCAACCTTACTCACCTGCTCAGCAAGCGTTCCGGGTGCACCCGTTTGCTGGTAGTACATGAGGAGCTTATACACGCCGAGCGGATCAGGGATCACCGTAGGCGTTTCAGTCTGATCCCCTCCCGTACCGTCAACAAACACTCGACCACGACCAACCCAAGGTCCAACAGGCGACGGGGCAGTGAACAACCAAATACCATCAGTATCTCCGACGGGCGCGTGATCACTACTCACATACATGTAATACTTATCAAGCGCGCTAACGCCGATAAGATCCTCAGCATTGACCACCCAAGGCCAATATAGCGCAGTCGCAACTGTCGGAGCAATCGCGCCTGGTGCAACAACCTGTGATGACTGCGTGATGAGCGGCACTCCACCGTTCGCACGGGCGAACTTCGGCATTTTCGCATTCATCGAATTCGATTGACTAGCGGTGAAGGAAGCCTTATTTGCCGTAGACTCAGCGGCCGTCTTCACAGCGTTTTGCTGATCAAGGTTTTCACTAATCAAATAAAAACTATCAAGCGATCCACGAGTAGCAGAGTTGGCATCAATGATAACATCATTCGTACCAACATCGCTTGCGGTACCGTCAAGCAGATAATCTCCCGCGGGCTGGTAGTCTCCCGCGGGCTGGTAGTCTCCGGCGGGCTGATAGTCTCCGGCGGGCTGATACAAGGCATCCATTGCCGTGCGGGTGGCGCTGTCAGTGTCAGCAACCATTGTTGCAACCATCGGATCGGTAACGGTGATGCTACTACCGATGATATCCGCTACAGCCTGATTAACTTCTTCCTGCAGCGTTTCAATTTCCTGTTCAACAAACGCTGTTTGTGCGGCGAGAGTCGCGTTTACAACCGAAACAAGATTTGAAATTTCCTCGTCTACGTGGTCGTTGTCTTCCTTAATGATGCGTTCAAGTTCAGGCACCAGAACCTTTGTAATGTACCGTCGCAGCCCTTCGAGAACGTTCGCATATGTAAGCCCGTCACGGTATGTAAACGGAGTGATATTACTCAGCGGCCATGCGCTAGGAAACCCTGTAATCGGATCAGGAGGTGTGAGAGTCATGCGAAAAACCCGCTTTCAGAATTCGTATAAGTGTCGCTATTATCCCAGACTTGCATAAACAACACATCAAGGTCACTAATGACCATAGCATCAATGTTCAAGAATGTTGCACGGAACTGCATCAGCATCTCAGACTGGTTGCCCTGAAATCCTGAAACGCGCGAATCGTTCGATTGCGTGGTTTCACTGTCGGATGTCGTGTTTTCGTTGCCCGTGCCGCCAGACACGCCTTTGGTATTTACATCTGCCGCAGCGGTTGCATAATCCTTATTCGGTGAAAGTTTCACCTGCGGAAGCTCAGACTGCACGGTCCGGCTTGCCGAGTCTGACTCACTGGTCGTCGTGCTCTCGCCCTCAGCGGTGACGTGCTGCAACGATTCACCGGTCGACAGTGTACGCAAATCTACGTTCGATAGCGGGTCGATTGCCAGTCGCTCACTCGTATACAACTGATTGTAGTACGGCATGATTTCATTCATGCGTGTACGCATTTTCATTTTGAACAGATCGATCGTTTCGAAACCGATTTCACGGTTCCAATAATGGTCAACAATCTTACCGGTCAACCTGTCACGGTATCCCTCATCGAAAATCGGATACCACTGCAACCCGATATCTCCCCCAATGAGTTTGACAATGCCGGTGGTCTGTTCAGTCTCACCGCCCGTCAACTCGATAACATCGCGAAGCTCAATCGTAAAAGTCGACATCAAATCTCTCCATCCGAAAATTGATCGTCACGTTCAATTGACGTGTTCGCTTCAACAGAATTCGCTTGCGCGTCAACATCAGACGCGAAGCGCACCGCAACTTTCCCGCCAAGCTCGGGCCACCGCTTATTGATCTGATGCGCCGCCTTCTGGCGCGCCTTCAAATTCACGTAACGCATGTTCGACACCTGATCGTTGTTCGCGTCAACCTCTGACGCAACCATACGTTCTTTCTTATCCTGATTCGCGTTATCAATGCCAAGCAACCCCATACACTCATTCCACAGTCCTTTGCGAACGATTTGGAGTTTTTCTAGAGCATGTTCATTGATTCCCAAATCAAGTGCGACCGGGACCAAATCCATTGATCCCGCAGGAATCTTAATATGTGTATCGCCCTGATCCAACTGGCGGTTGATGTTATCCGACGACAAACGGCGGTTATCATCCGTAACAAGAATTTTCGTGTGACGGGCGTTCACGCCATTAATACGGATTGACGTATCGAACTCTGCAAGCGTGAACGCATACTCAGCAACGATGTCGTTATCAGTCTTCCGCATAGCGTTCGCATAAATCGGTATACAGTCCTCTTGTCGTCGTTCCTTTTCGCCGGTGAACTTTCCGTCTTCACCGCGCACGCTTTCAAAGTATGGCATGGCGTTAAGGCGCACACCGCGGTATCGTCCTGCCCCATACGTCTGATACATTGTCGGGTTATCGTACATATTCCATGTACCCGCCTCCGTTCCCTGAACGGCGAGAAACTTTCCGTAACGCTCATCCTCATAGAACACGGAAAGGGCGTTGAAAAAGAGGGTCTTTTCAAGGAAAATCGGGTCGATGGATTCCGGCAGCCCGGTCCACGTGAACCTGTTAATACACAGCTCCGTAAGGATGCGCCGATACATCAACTCTTTATTTCTGGTTGTTGCAATGCTTGGCGACTGGTTGAACTTTCGCTCGAACGCGCTTCGACTCTTACCCATTACAGCGTGATCCCCTCTAGCGGTTCGTTATCCGCCCAATCAATCATCCCAATATCGTTCGGATTCTTCCATACTGTAACACCTTTTTCCAGCAAACCTCTAATGGCTTGCTTGTGTGGTTCTGTCATCTTCGCAGAACGGATATACGTTTCAGATAGTTTCCAGTACGTGAATTTCGACATCACCATAAGCGACTGTGGAATATTCCCAAACCGACTCACGGCATACCCGTAGCGGAGCCAATAATCGCCAATCATCTGAATATGCGCAGGGTCGATCATCTTCCATCTGAGGCTGATTTCCATGTTCAGGTGAATCAGGTTCATCGCGTCGCCGCCAACCTGCCCTGAGGTCGTCGGTTGCGCCATACGTGAATCCTGAACCTTCGCATTGATACTGGCAATTGTATTTTCATAGTCTCCACGTGCCGCAAAGTCAGCAAGATTCTTATTCGTATCCCGAATATAGCCGCCCTGCGATTGCTGCATTCCAGTAGCTCGCGCGTTCGCGGCATTACGAATACCGAGAGATTCGGAGTTTGTATTTTGCTGCATCAAGGCTGAGACATTGTTTCCAATCGATGAAACCATACCTCCCATGCTGCCGACAGCCGCGCCCGCCGCACCGCCGACAGCGCCCATAGCACCGCCGCCGCCTACACCGGCTAGACCCTTCCAAATGGTCTGTTGTGCAAGTGCCTGATTGCCAAGATGCGTTTGCGCGATATCTGCGTTACGCGAATTGACTCCCAATTGCCCTGCAAGCTCAATACCGCTCGATGCCTGATCGTAAGAAACCTCATTCCCACGCAACGCCTTTTGCTGAGACCAATCCGCAGACTGATTCTGAAATGCCACAGAATTCGCGTTCATCGCCATATACATGCTGGCGTTATTGTTCACGATTGCCAGTGTCGGGAGTGATTGAATCATCGTAGCAAAATCAAGGAATTCACCGCCGTCATCACCCGCCGTACCAGATACCGCAGGGGGGTTGTTCGCGTTATACCCCTTTGGCATAAACACAAGGCGTTGTGTCGGCGGAACAAGATTCGCACGTTCATTGACAGTCGCGTTCTCATCATTCCACGACTCAGGCTTAATGATAATTGGCGTGCCAGACCACGTGGTCATTTCAACTGCCGTATACGGGTACGTCAGGAATTTCTTCAAATGCTGATAACGCTCCGGCAGAAGGCTCATAAACCCGTCACGCCAATTTACAGCCATAGTATGAGACAGATTCTGTGGCGCGGCTTGTGGAGCCTTTGTTGGCACTCCGGGAGAATTGTACGAGAAACCAGGGAAGTACCGACCCATATTCGGAATCAGCGTCACCGAAATAATGCCCTGAGAAATCCAAGGCTTATTGCTAATCCCGGAAAGGAAGATATTAAAACTTGTCCCATTCTGGAAAACATAATAAGTCGCTCCGGACGGCATGAGAGAAAACAGGCCGCCCGTTGCGGCAGGCAAATTAGGTGACTCTTCCGTACCGAAATCTCCGTCAAGGTCAACCGTTGAACAAACGAGTACCGCGGCCTCCTCTGCGCCGAACGGGTACATGACACCTTTACGGCTAATCTGAACGGTTCGCAATTCACCGCCGCCGTCAAGTCCTTCCGGGATGGTGAGATAGTCGCGCCCGTGATTTGACATCTGGTTTTCGTTTGCAATGCCAATATGTCCACGTTCAATGAACGATTGTCCGAACGTTACACCGTAAATGAATGTTGACCAAATATCCAACTGCACAATGAACTCAGTAGTATTTGGTGCCACCCGACGAACGCCGACAACAAAGTAGTAAAAACTGCGCGGCGTATCACCCGGAATAGGCTGTGCCGGGTTTGACGCTCGCAGATAGTTATACGTGAATGCCTTATTGAAAGGGATATCAAGACGTACCGGCATTTCAACATTCGCATACGTTGAATCATCAATACGAGTATTCGTAACGCTATTAGAGTCCAAGTAAGTGTCAAGTGCTGCCTGATCGTCGAACTTCACAACATCGCGGTAATCGTTATTCCACGGAACATTGGTCAACGTGATAACGGTATCGGCAGTCCATTGTGCATAGTTGAATTCGTCGCCGAAATCGGTTGTGTCATCCGGTGGCAAGAATGCGGGGTTGGTCATGTTTCACACCTTAACATAGATAGCGAAATGCCGGGCCGCATTTTTCATGCGGCCCGGCAAACCGGTTATTGCTTACGCGGTAAAGACAAGAGTCCAACTGGCAGTCGCACCAGTCTTAATCTCATACCCAGCCTTCGGGGCTGCGGTAATCGTCTTATTCGCTGCGAGAGTGAGGGTCTGACCGTTCACGGTCGTCGCGCCATCCTTGTAATCGTAGCCCTCTCCCGGCTGCGGAATCGTGACCTTGTTCTTGTTCGCACCCGACACGGGCGCGGAAGGAACGGCTTCGGGCACAACTTCGAGCAGACCGTCTGCATCATCATCCGTCAGAACCTCAGGGTTTGTCCACGGGTTCAGCTTATCGCCTTCAACATCAAGCGCTAGCGTACCCGTGATCGCCGGGTTATCCTCCGACACACCCGTCACCGTAAGCGACGTGTTGTCCTCATCAAGCCCGATCTGGAGCGTTCCAGACTGGAAAATACGAGTGAATGGCGACAGCGGAAGTTCCCCGTCAACCGAGAGGATAACGGCATCATTCGAACCGCCGACAGGAGTCGTCACAGCCTTCACATTGACCGTGTACAGCTCACCGCGCGTGACATCGTTCGCGCTGATCGGCGCACCGTTCGCGTCAGTCACACTGAACGTACCCATCGACGTAACCGGAGTCACAACATCCACGAGAGAGTCACCTTCACCCGTCCAGAACAGGATCGCCGGAACCAGCGGCGACACCGAATAGATGCCGTGATGGTGCAGGAAATGGTTCGTCGTGAGACCTGCCGGGTTCTGAATCGAACGGTTCTCGATCAGCGTATCCGCGAGCACAAGCAGTTTCTCAGTCGTGAGAATCGCCTGCACACCCGGAATGCCGATGTCCTCACCAGGGAGCACAATCGTTCGTGCCGGAACCGCAGCACGGTCAATGTTGAATGCTGCCGCGAGCGCGTCAACATCCATTGAAGCATTAGCCTCAGGCGTCGTGATGAGGAGCAGCTCATCACGCGGGGCGAACGTCGGCATACCCCACGAGTTGTATGCCGTTGAAACGAACTGGAGTCGGTCGGACCATGCGCGAATCTGCTTCAGGAGCCACTTCGCGTTCGCCTCAGAATCCGCCGCCGTCGCCGCAGGGTCGTTCAGATCAGGAGTCTGAACCTTGAAGAAACCACCGTTCTCGTGGAACGAACTCAGCAGCTGTGCGGTGATCTTGTATTCGTCCACCTGATCGGAGTTCATCGGTGCCGACATCATATCGGTGACGAACTTCGACAGTCCGCCTTCCTGAGTGAACGCGCGACGAAGCATCGCTTCGTTAACGGTCACCTTGTAGAACACCTGACGGTTGATCTTGTGGAACGCGGCCTTGATCTCAGGGAGTACCTGAGCCCAATTCTCGCCGCCAAGATATTCGGCCTTGGGATCGTAGATGTTCGCTTCGACCAGACCGACAGCGACCTCTTCGATAACGTCGCCGTATTCAAGCTGTCCAAGCTTGAACACTGCAAGCGGGTTCGACCAGAGAAGAGTCCGCGCAACGATCAGACCAATCTGATTGAGGAGTGCATCGACGAACTCGTTACGGGCGGGCGGGTTGTCCCACAGTGACTTTGCAACATCTGCAAGGTTCGCCTTATCCGCATACGGGATACGGTTCTGATACTGAAGTGAGGCGTTATTCTTAATCCCGTTCAGGATTGCCTCATTCGTACCCGTAACGTTAATGAGCGTCTTGGTTGCCATTTACTTACTTTCCTGTTCGGTAAAGACGCTATCAAGCGTCTGCGCTTCTGGTGCGACCTCTTCGGCCTCATCATCGCCCGCTCCGCCGCCAGCGTTGTCGGATGCTTCGATGATATCTCCACTATTGCTATTGGACATCATCAGGTCGTAATTCTGAGTTTTCAGCGTGAGAATCGCCTTCTTGGAGTTCTCAGCGGCAGAAATCGAATCCTGTGTGAGCGTGTCAATCGTTGCCTGATACCCGCTGATATCCTCATCATGCGCGGCGAGAATGTCATCAAGCATAGTTTCAGGGCGTTCATCCATTTCGGAATACGACGCCACAAGGTCTAGAAGTTTCCCCATCTTTGTTCCCTTTGTTTAAGTGAATGGCCGGACACCATATCATAACATAGTGTCCGGCCATTCTATCGGGCATCCGGCGAAACAATGTCAACAGGTTGCAAGCCCCATGCTAACACGGTTCCAATTTAATGGATGCGTTCCGCTTAGATTGACAGATTCAGTCCGTAGCCTCGACAAGAATCATCCTAGTGTGATTACTCCGACTGTGCAACTTCATCGGCGGTGAGGTCGTGCTCAGGGAGCATTTCTGCCTCATCGGCAGCTGCGGGCTTGCGCTCGATCTTCGGCGAAAGGGTGAACGTCACCGTGACGCTCTCCCCCTCAATGACCGACCCGCGAATACGCGCGGTGTAGCCCTTCGCGTTCGCCGCCTTCTGGAACGCAACCTTATCGGGGCGTCCCGCGTCCGAACCTTCGAGCGGCACGCCTTCACGGTTCACGCCGACGGGAACGGTAATGGCGACAGCCTTACCCTCGCCAGCCTGAATGAGCGCGTCGACGTGAGCGTCATACTTGCTCGTCGTCGCGGGTGCAACGAAGTCCACAATGGTGATACCGGTTTCGGTGTTCTTCGACATTTTGTTTTCCTCCTGTTTGATTGGGCGTTTACCCGATTACCTGTACAGCGTATCACAACTTTAGTTGATATGGCGTATCCACCAAAACAATTCCACCTGAAACTGCTTTCGGCGTTAGCTTGCCATGCAAAACCTTACCATCCACCAAATCATCAAATCTCAGCAAGCTAGAGATTCGCTCAGGCAAACCGGCAATACGATTCGTGAACACCTCACCATCGGAAAATCCACACTCTTTGCATGAGCACCATTCAGCATGCCGCTCCAGATACGCCTTCGCTCGCACATAGAATGCTGAGTCAAACGCATATTCGAACTTCCACGCACCCATGCGCGTAGGGTGAATATCAATCGACTCCGGAATCTCATTCTGTAACAAATGCAGCGAGTCGGTATCCGCATATGCAAACACCCCGTAGTTCGCCTGTGCCGCACGAATCGTCAAGTCACGCGCATACGACGTGATAAACACACCCGCAGCCGTATAAACCGGTGAACGGGTCGCATCCTCACCCTGGACCAATCTCACAACATCATCTTTCAAGACTGGCACCTTTGACGCGACATGCGGATTGGTGGCGAACTTACCATATAAGCTATTCAAGAAGAGCTTGGCAATCTCACGCTGCCCACCTACCGACTCTTCTTTTACTTTCGCCCACTTCTCGATATACGCATTGAACATGCCCACGGCAGCTTGGAACTTCCAGCCGCCCCCATACTCGATGATGTTCATGTCGTAATGCTCCGAATACAAAGCGAAGTCAATGTTCGTCATCATCAACGTTGTAGGCTCATCGATCACAGACAAATACTCAGTAGGCGTGAACATCGATGATCCCTTGATCTGAATACAAGGAATGTGCCCCGGCCTCAATCGCGCCGTGAATGTGATACTGAAAATCGAAACAGGGTGCCGCGTGTCAGTTGCAACCTCCCCGTCTTCCCACAACGGTTCACCATAAGGAATGGGCGAATTTTTCATCACAGATGGGTACAGCGAGTTCACGTCAAGTACAATGCCTGACCCAAGCCGCCTCTTATGGAACCGAGGATCGGCATACGTGAAACCGCCTCGATACGCACGGCGGATTTCGGTATCCATTTCCTCTGGCAGAATCGGAAAGAAATTTGGGAAGTGCTTACCCACGCTTGACTTGTATTGCGCCATTGAGTCAGATGCAACCGTGAGTTTCACCATTCCGGCCTCAAGGATTTCTTTCATTGCCTTGGCAAGAATAGATACGTCTCGACGTATATAATCTTTCTCCTCAGCCGTGATCACATGCCCGACCGGACGGTCAGCGTGATAATCAAGGTCACCTTTCGACTCTCCCAATTTGAATGCGGTAGCGATACGGGCAATCGGAAGTGGAATCTTATTCAGACTGTCCCGGAACTCGGTTATATTCCCATTCAACCATCTAACGGTGATTGAATAGAACCGACCCATATCACTGATCAGGGTCTTAAAGTCACCCTCACGGACGTTTTTTCCGTCATCCGGGTCGTGCGTGTAACCATTTTTCATTAGCCAGTCGAGGATGAACCGACCGTCATATTTCAGGTTATGGAAATAGCAGGTTGAATTCAGGTATGAAATTCGTTCGATGAATTCCTCAATGGTTCGTTCGATCTCGACATCATCCGGATAGTCAACGTATGCGAACCCCCACCCCCACACCCGACAATCATCAAGCTTCGTCGTAGCCTCAAAATCTGCTACAACATTCTGACGTTTCTCTCTACTTTTTGGGCTGTTTAGATGCCCAATCAAGCATGCCTCGGACGTCTTCCATTCCATCTTCCACAACGTTCCCGTATTGGTCGTCAACATCCATTTGTTTGAAGCCATATTTTTGCGCCAACGATGTCGCAAATTTCGTATGATTCATGAGGATATCTTTTTGATTCGGAGTCAACGCATGGAACATTTCAATGGCCTGAACGTCCCCAAGCGCTTTCATCATCGCAATAAGACCGCGACTATTCTTCGCATTCTTCGTATTCAAATAGCCGGGCCTAAGCCGATTCTGCATATCCTTAATCAGCTGCTCAACAGCCTTCGCCCCATTGATACGGAACGCCTCGCGATCGAACTTCTGAAACGGGCTATCAACAACCGAACCCTGGCCGCGCTTCTTAGAACCGAACCGTTCCTTACGCTCCGCAATTGTCATACCCGATGACGGAATCATGATATTCGCAATGCGATTTTCATGATAATCAACTTTCATGTTCACGCGGTTCTCTAGTTCCTTCAACCTATTGAACCGTTCACGAGGAATAGGCTGACTCTTCGCCCCCGCCACAAACTGAGTTGACCGAGACGTAAAACCGATAAGATCATTGAGATAATTGTTCAACTGTTGCATGTTATACCGCCGCACTTTCGCGATATCACGCCTCAAATCAAACTGTGTACCGGCAATCTCAATACCCTTCGCCCTATTCCTACTAATCTTCGCAGATGCCGCCGCATGGCGTGAGAGGACTTCCTCACGCAAACGTTCAATCTCACGCTTAGTCGCCATGAGGGTATAAGAAAGGGTGCGACCAAACGGCCGCACCCTAACTTACATTCCCTTGTTACTTCTTGCCCGACTTGCGAACAACCTTGAGCACGGTAACATTGAATCCCGAGCGCGTGCGCTCCTGAACAGCCTTCACCGTCACAAACCCATTCGGCCATGCGCTCGGCTCACCGATCATGCCGAACAGGTTCCGAACCGACGAGAAGACCCCCACAGACGTTGCATGGAAGATTCGACCATCCGCCGCGATGAGAGTAACGCGCGGGGCGTCGTTCACTTCGCCCGTCTTGACGTTCGGAATGGAAACCTTCTGAACAACCACGTTCGCCAGATCAAATTCCTGCCCGTAGAACTGTTCGAGAGGCGTGGAGTTGCCGAGAGCTTCGGCAACTTCAAGCGCTCCATCGAAATCTGTCATGTCGATGGACGAGTACAGCGCGATAGCTCCCTCATTCATCGTTGCGATGTCGTGTTCAACGCTCACATAAGCGCCAGACACAGCCTCAACCTCAGTCGAGATTTCAGCGTCGATCGTTTCGATTGCATCAGTCATTACATTTACCCTTCAATTGAATACGACATTGCCCGATAGCAAGTCAAAGTGGCGCGTTTCCGTCGGAGCGCCAAACCGTCAAGACACATTCCACCGCTACGGTTCTAACTTGTTTCTACGCGGGGTCTTGATATTCAATTGTCCGGTTAGTGGTCAAAAGTCCACACTGCCGTATTCACATAGTCGCAAGCCTCTACGCCAAGAACGGGGAACACCTGCGACCGTACTCTCGTGTGACGCAAATGATGCTGTCGATTAAGGTTGAGCCCCTCTTGGCTAGCCTCACACATATTCACTTAATATGGATATCTCAGACTCGCACCCACGCACATCGGGGTATAGCTGTCCTGCAATCCGTTTTAACTTAATCAGGCCGCATGTCTGCCCGGTAACACAATAGCCCCGATGCTTACTACCCATCCGGTGTAAGTCATCCGCTTCGTGTAACTACACTCTAGCAGCAAACGGAGACGATTAACCGTTAACGAAAGCTCCAGAGTTGCTTGTGGGAAAGCTACAATGTAGCAGGCATTGTAGTGCTACAAAGGGTGGTACAAAGGTGCTGGTATACAGAATTCTACACAACTGTGATACAATACGTATATGGAATTCAAATACGTTGCGCGTCAATCAGGAAAATCCGCACAAGCAAAAATCATCCGCAGCGCCATATACGGAAAGTCACACATGCGACACAACAGGCGCATTACAACCTCCACACTCCCTAAGGGCATTGTTTCACACTACGGAATCATGACCCTCTACGTAAACGGAACACCCATCAAGCACATTCACATACAACACAATGTCACATGGTCACAGAACCTGTGACCCCGTACCACACCACACCCCTCCTGTCAAGAAGCAGGAGGGGTGTTTTGTGGGGTCCCGACAAAGACTGTGGAAACCTACAAAGGAATGGGGAAATCCTTGTAGGTGGGTCAATTTTCATACTCT